TTGTTGTTATAACTGCCCTTTCATTATATGGTATTGATTTAGACCAAGATTCACAAACAAACTGTGATGAACTTGATTCGGCTGGTGGCGTAAATGTAAAGCTTGCTTTATCTAAAGCTCTAGCATCTAAAAAATTTTCTATGGTATCTGCACTAGAAATTCCTGTACTATTAAAATCATCTGAATTTGATACTACAAAGGTAAGATCAATAGTTTTAGGATTTTGATTTAATCCAAAGATTAATCTGCTTTCATATCCATCACCAAGTTTTATAACTTTGGTATTAGGATTGCTGTTTTTTCTCGTCCCGTATGTCGGTGAGATGCTTGGAAAAGTTGCCATTACCTGCTTAATAAACCTCCAGATCGTTTTTCTTTAATTAATCTTTCTTGAATAGCTGCTCCTATAAGATTTCCTAGTTGCTGTGCATCTGGTGTATTGCCAGATACAGTTGAACCAGACGCATCAACAGATACGTTTACAATATTAGTTGTACTACCTCCAAGTTGATTATTAGGAATAATATTGCCACCTCTTGAACCCATCTGTAATAATTCTGGACCTTTCTCGCCAACTACAAAAGCACCACCAGCAGAAACAGAACCACCCTTTGCTCTTGCAAAAGGATTTGCAACACCACCTAAAAAGCTTGAAGCACTATTACCAACAAGACCACCACCGCCACCTCTGCCACCAAACAAACCACCTAAAAATCCTCCAATTCTATTTCCAATTCCAGAAACAGCCCTTTGTATTGCTACCTCTACAAGTTTTCTTTTAAGTTGATTTAATACATTTATTGCTGCCTGTGCAAGTGTCTGTGTTCCCATTACAGCATCAGTAAGATTAGAGACAATTCCTTGCTCTACAGCTTGACCAATCTCCATAAATTTTTCTTTTAATTTGTCTGCTTCACTTGTAATATTTACAAAACTTTCAGATAATTTTAAAGTTTTACTATCTATAGAACCTACAAAAAGATTTGTTTGACCAAGATTTTGATTTAGTAGATCCGTTGGTGTAATCATTTTTTCAAAAGCAGTTACAGTTTCATTTATATTTTTTTTATTTTCTTCAACGATTTTATTTTCTTTTTTTAAAACATCTAATCTATCTTGTAATAATTTTTTTGTTGCTTTAGCTTCATCTAATCTTCTTTTATTTGCTTTTTTATTTCTTCCGGAAGCTTCGTCAAATTTTTTCTGTAATTCTTCTACAGTTTTTGCTTGTTCTTCAAAAGCTTTTGTAACCTCATCTTCTGTACCTTCTTGTGTTAATTTATTGAATTTTTGTTTTTCACCATTCAATTTAAAAAATGCTGTTGTTAAAAGACCAGCAGCCGTAACTATAGCAACAAAAGGTATAGCGTTTAATGCTATTGCCAAAGCGCCAGCAGCACCACCAGCAGCAATTAAAGCAACTTTTAGTCCAATAAAAGCCACAGTTGCACCTTTTACGGCAAGAGCAATGGCGGTAAACAATGAAGCCGTTTTTCCTAATGGAGATTTAATAAGGTCTTCTGATGCTTTTATTAAACTTGTAAGACCTTTAACACCAGCAATCAAAGCTGGTTCAAGTGCTTTTCCTAAAGTTTCACTAAAATCTCGAAAAGTTTCTCCTAAAGCATCAAGATCGCCAGCTAACCCTTCGGAAGCAGCTTGTGAAAGTTTATTATAAGATTCTTCTACAATGCTAAGAATCATTGCATGTGCTTCAGCCGTTTTGTTAGTTTTCATCAATTCTTTTATTACTTCTGTCTGTGTTTTAGTAAAGGCAATACCAGAACGATTTAAGTTTGATAAATTTCTTTCTGGATCTTGTAATGCTTTTGCTAACTGCATAAATGATGTACTAACATCAACTTGGTTTACTTGAGCAATATCTGCAGCAGCTTGAGCAACTCTTTCATATGCATCAACACCAATATTTCTAAAACTTGTAAGTAAATTAAATCCTCTAGTAAATTCTTCTTGATTAAATAAAGTTTGATTACCTAATTTATTAGCTGCCTCTTGTAAATTATTTAAAGCTAAAGTACCTTCACCTAAATTAACCAAACCTTGCCTTAAGATTTCTACATCTCTTTGTCTTGCTGTAAAAGTGCCTATTGCATTACTTACAGTTGCAACAGCAGCACCTACAGTTATCAAAGGTCCAAGTGTAGCAGCCAATGAAGCCCCTAACCCTTTAGCTGCGGTTGATGCTGCAGTTAAAGAAGCTGTTGCCCCTTTTGCTGATGTTGATAATTTTTTTGTGGCTTGTGATGTTTTATTTAAAGATGATATTGCATTTCTTGCTTCAACTCTTAAGGTAACTATACTTTCTGCCACTTAAATACAACAAAAATCTATTAATTACATACTACCTGTTTTTTGCTCTTAAATGCATTCTTTGTTCATTTTCATGTTTGTTTTCGTAATAAGCAGCCCAATATATTAGTTCTTCCTCTGTAATATTTTTTCTTAATTCTGTTAATGTTTTACCTAATTCAGTTGCGAGAAACAACTCAAAGTTAAGCCAGTTATTTCTCCTTAATCTTTTTTTGCTGTATTAACATCTAATTGTATTTCAAACAAAAATAATTCAATATCATTCAAAACTTTTTCTGGCAACATTCTTTGTAAGTTAGGTGCATCTGCTAGCGCAAACATTTTTGATCCATCTTCTTTTTCTGCAAGTTGACAAAGTAACTGTGTAGAAACAATTAAAGCATCATCTGTACCAACAGATGTTTGTGCTTTTTGTCTGTCATATCTAGTAAGTGGTGGAAAATAAATATCTATTTTTTCACCAGAGGGTATGTTTAATTCATACTTACGTCTTGCAGACATAACATCACTAAAAGCATCAGTGATAATGTCTACTGTTCTTTTTGTTGTCATTAATAATTATTTAATTATCCTAATTTACTATATTGCTGAAGTAATGGCACCACTTGTAATGAAGCTTACATTTATAATTTCTAATTCACCTAATGTTGCGCTATATTCTGCATTAGTAATTATTCCGGAAAAACTAATTTTCTTTGCACTTGTGCCGCCATCAGGAAAAAGTTCAAATAAGGCGTCTGCCGCATCACCTGTTGTTAAAACATCATCAATAAATGATTGATAATCTGAGTTACCAGAAGGATCATATATAAGTTCTGCAGAGCCTTCACCAGAAATCAAACCGCCTACAAAAGTTTTTGAAGTATCGTTTTGTACTGTGGTTTCTAATGTGTCTTTTGTAATAGATAAAGACCAAGATCTTGTTCCTGCAATGTCGGCTTCTGTTCCCGCCGCATTGTGAAACATTACTTTTCCTACATCACCCTTAACAGCAGCCATAACAACAAAAAGAAATATTTATAATTATATTAACTCTTTTCTTGTTTTTTTACATCTTTCTTTGCAATAATCTGTTCTTGATAATATCTTCGACATCTTGGATCCCAATATTTGGCATCTCTTCTTCCTTTTA